AGACTGAACTTTATGAAGAACAGGAAAAATCAAAGACAGGACAATGGTGTGATGGTGCCCATTATGCTTATAATGAAGTCCTTAAAGTTTTGCAAGAATATAGACAATGAAAGATGATGATTGATGATTGGCGTTACAGTGATGATCGCATGGATGTAAGAACCCAAGGACTAAATATTCTACTCAAAAAATTTGGATCAGAAATTTGTTCTGATGGATCTCCCAGATATTCCAACCAGAGCATCTACGAGTGCATCCATGATTGGGTGTCTGCAGGCAACGCAAGAACAGATGGTCTCGTAGCATACTATAAAGCATACTACACTAAATAGTAGTGCTTGGGATGCTGACACAAGATGCCTGCTAATTGGTATAAAGAACAACCTACGAATAGAAATTATCTATCTCCTTTAGGATTCCAACTCAAATTGGAACTCTTTGAGGGGGTAGATTTTTTCTGTCAAAATGCAGGCATCCCTGAGATCAACATGCCGTTCACAGAAGTTCCTACACGCTTTAGAAACTTTGCTGTCACTCCTGGTGGTGGAGTAACGTATGGGGATCTTACACTACAGTTTATCGTGGATGAGGATCTTGTAAACTACAAGAGTGTCCATGATTGGATCAGGAAGAATGGTGGTTCTGAAGAACACTCTCCTGATGAGATTCAGTTCTCTAGTGCTCAACTTCATATCACCACTTCTTCTTTCAACATCAATCACATTATTGATTTCGAGAGATTATTTCCAATCAGTTTGACAGGTCTAACTTTTGATGCTACACGAACTGAGCAGGAATACTTTACAGCACAGGTTACATTTAAGTATACTAATTACACGATACGAGACAGAAGTTTTAAATGAATTTTGATAAACTACATCAACGCTTTGAAAAAATCAAAAACGAATGGGCAAGTGACAGTCACGTAGAACACGAATTTAAGAACAAACAATACACTGCTGATCTTGGACAGATCTCAATGGAGATCCCTTTCCAACACAATAAATACTTAAACCATTACACGGATCTTTCACAAATCAAAACGTCTCTAGAGTTTGAGGCAAGAAAGTTACTGCGCGAGAAGCGAGAGTATTATGGGGGAGAAGCAGACGCTCGCATCTACGCAGAAAAACCTTTTGGTAACAGTATTAAAACATCAGAAAAAATGAAGGTCTATCTGGAATCAGATGAAGATCTAATTAACATAGAAGCAAAGATCAAGTTCATTGATCAAATACTGTATTATCTTGATAACGTTTTGAGAATGATTTCCCAAAGAAATTATCATGTGAAGAATGCGATTGAATGGGAAAGATTTATTAATGGAAACTAATGTCTGACATTGTTGTAAAGAAAAAGAATGAGGTATATCTGACTCTCCAATCAGAACCTCACATTCATCACGAACTATCCGATTACTTTTCTTTTGAATTGCCAGAGGCAAAGTTTCTAAAGAGGCAACCTAGATTTAAGTATTGGGATGGGATGATCAGACTATACTCTCCTGGCACAGGAGAACTGTATGGGGGTCTCCTATCACATCTACATGAGTGGGCAGCAGAGAGGCGCTACAGCGTCTCCTACGAGGATAACGAATGGTATGGGCACGTAGAGGATAGGAACGACTTCGTGTCTCCTGGAGGCGTTAAAGTGTTTATGGATAAGATTACCAGATCTGGTATCACTCCACGCACCTATCAATATAATACTGTTCATCGCGCACTTAAAGACAACCGTGGTTTGTTTTTATCTCCAACAGGATCTGGTAAGTCATTAATGATCTATAGTATTGTTAGATATTATGCTGCAACAAGGAAGAAGATTTTGATTGTGGTTCCTACCACTTCTCTTGTTCAACAGATGCTAAAAGATTTCAAAGACTATGGATGGAATGCAGAGGACAATTGTCACACCATTTATTCAGGCAAAGATAAGAATACTGATAAACCAGTTATCATATCAACCTGGCAATCAATCTATAAATTTCCCAAAAGATACTTCGATGACATTGACTGTGTTATCGGTGATGAAGCACATCTATTTAAGTCAAAGAGTCTGACAGGCATCATGACTAAGTTGCACAATGCCAAGTATCGTTTTGGATTCACTGGCACTCTTGATGGGAGCAAGACACACAAGTGGGTGCTAGAAGGATTGTTTGGTAAGTGTGAGAAGGTTACTAGAACTGATGATCTAATCAAGCAAGGATACCTTTCTAACTTTAGAATTAAGATCCTTATGTGTAAGCATGAGTATCAGTTCTTTGAAGACTACCATGCAGAGATGGAGTATCTTGTTACATGTCAAAAAAGAAACAACCTCATCAAGAATCTAGTTAAAGATTTAGATGGCAATACATTGGTTCTATTTAACTATGTCGAGAAGCATGGTGAACCACTTTATGAAATGATAAATAATGTGGTAGAGGACGATAGAAAAGTATTCTTCGTCCATGGTTCAGTTGATGTAGATTCCAGAGAAGAAGTTCGAGAAATTGCTGAGAAGGAAAGCAATGCAATTATTATTGCTTCTTATGGAACTTTCTCTACTGGTATTAACATCAAACGATTACACAATATTATTTTCGCATCACCTTCCAAGTCAAGAGTTCGTAACCTACAATCAATTGGTAGAGTCCTGAGGAAGGGAGAAGGTAAAGACATCGCAACACTTTATGATATTGCTGATGACATCTCTAACGAAACAAGATCTAATTACACTTTAAGACATCTATACGAACGAGTGAAGATCTATCAAGAAGAGAATTTTAAATATGAAAAAGTAAAAATAGATCTAAGAAAATAATATGGAAGAAGAATTCTATTCAAGTATAAAATTAAGATCAGGAGAGGAGATCGTTGCTAAGGTATCTTACCTTAAAGAAGAGGACTCCCTCCTTATTGAGAAACCATTACTAGTAGAACATCACCACACTAAAAAACATGGTAAGAACGTATCTGGTTTTATTTTAAAGGAGTGGATGAAAGCAACATACGAAGAGATGTTTATTATTCGTATGGAACAAGTCATCACGATGACAGAACTAGATGATAAAATTAAAAACTTCTACCTAGGTAATCTTGATGAAGATAACTTCAATGAAGATTGTGATGTGAAACCAAACAAGTTAAAGAACAATGGTTACATAGGATCAGTAGAGGAAGTCAAGAAGAATCTTGAATCTCTATTTAAAAGAAGCTAAGATACTCTGTCCCTTGAACCCTTACAGAGTTATTCTACTAAGTTTCTGAGGATCTGTCAAGCCTTGACATGTTCTTGATAATCGACTATAATGTTCTGAGAAGCAAACAGCCGTATGGCAAGGACCAAAAACAAAGAATATTACGTAAACAACAAAGAGTTCCTCGCTGCCATCACGGAGTATCGTAGCAAGGTTCATCGTGCAAAGGAACAAGGCAAACCTCGTCCAAGAGTCACCAACTATGTGGGTGGGTGTTTCCTGAAGATCGCTACACACCTTTCATACAAACCAAACTTTGTTAACTACATGTTCCGTGAGGACATGATCTGTGATGGCATTGAGAACTGCCTACAATACATCGATAACTTCGACCCAGAGAAGAGTTCCAATCCTTTTGCATACTTCACCCAGATTATCTACTACGCCTTCCTGAGACGCATACAGAAGGAGAAGAAGCAATTGGAGATTAAGAGTAAGATCCTTGAGAAGTCTGGATATCAAGAAGTTATGTATACAGAGAAGTTTGAAGGAGACATGGCAGGAATGAACATGTCCTATTCAGATATGGGCAGCATTAAAGAAAACATTGAAACAAGAATGAATCGATGAAATCTACATTAGCAACTAGTCTAGGATCTAATCCTACGATTGAAAAGAATATTCCTGACGATCAAGTTTGGATTGATGATATCTTCTATGTTAAAGCAACTCGCTTTGGTCTTTATACCAGCGTATTGAAAGAACCTTATGGTGCTAACTTTATTACTGGTGCTACTGAAGATGGAGTTACTCAGATAACAAGATGGCATCTTAAGTGTTTGCAGGAAGGAACACTTGATGATCATACTTATGTTACCTCTGTTAGTATGGGAGTTAAATTGTGAAGATTGCAATTATCACTGACCAGCATTTAGATGGTCGCAAAGGTAATCTAGCATTCTGGAATTATTTTCAAAAGTTCTACGATGATGTATTCTTTCCAACTCTAGAGAAAGAACGTATTGATACAGTCATTGATCTAGGTGATACTTTTGATAATAGAAAGTCTATAGATTTTAATGTTTGTAATAGAGTTACAACTAATTACTTTGATAAATTAAAAGACTTCAAAGTTCACATGCTTCTGGGTAATCATTGTGTGTATTACAAGAACACCAATAAGATCAACTCACCTGAGTTGTTGCTTAAGCAATACGATAACATCACCATCTATTCTGAACCTAAGCATCTGAAACTTGGTAGTAAAAAATTCTTGATGCTCCCTTGGATTAATAGAGAGAATCAAGAAGATATCCTAAACTTGCTTGAGACTAGTGATGCAGATAATGTTTGTGGACATCTAGAACTTTCTGGTTTTGAGATTACTCCAGGAATGAAAATGGATCATGGTATGGATGCCTCTTTGTTCCATCGTTTCAAACGTGTGTGGTCTGGACACTATCATCATAAGTCTACGAAAGGTAATATTACATACCTAGGTAACCCTTATCAGATGTATTGGAATGATTATAAAGACCGTCGTGGATTCCATATCTACGATACTGAAAGTGATCGACTTAAGTTTGTCGCAAATCCCTATGAGATCTTCGACAAAATCTTCTATGACGATACCCGTGTGGACTACAACAAACAAGACATGTCTTGTTATAAAAACAAGTTCATCAAAATCATCGTGGAACAAAAGTCAGACTACCACATGTTCGAGACATTGGTTGATCGTCTTTACAACGTAGGTGTTCACGATGTAAAGATTGCCGAGACTCTTCTAGAAGATGATCTAACAGATGCTGATGAGAACTTGGAGATCAAAGATACAATGACTTTGTTGAACGAGTATATTGATGAGGTAGAGATGTCCGTCAATAAATCAGATCTTAAAGGATTGATGAAATCTCTATATATTGAAAGTTGCGAAGTAGCATAATGTTCATCCTAACTCTCAAAGGTAATGACACTGGCGTCTTCTCCCTCGCAAATGATGTGGGTGATCAAGTCATTCCTATCTTTGAACAGTATGATGACGCTGAACGCTACCACAGCATGATCTTAGATCAAGCAACCCAAGATGAGATACCCTTGAGCATTACGGACATTGATGCTGAACTAATTCTTGCAGCATGTAATGCAAAAGATCAGAAGTATGCTATAATAACTCCAGACGACCTGCTGATACCACCTGATAACGTTGTTCTATGATCATTTTTAAAACTATACGATGGAAGAACTTCTTGTCTACGGGCAACGTCTTTACTGAGGTTGATCTCACCACATGCAAAACTAATTTGATTGTTGGTGAGAATGGTGCAGGTAAGTCTACCATTCTTGATGCTCTTACGTTCTCTTTGTTTGGCAAACCGTTTCGTAAGATCAACAAACCGATGCTGGTGAACAGTATCAATGAAAAAGATTGTGTGACTGAAATTGAATTCAGCATCGGCAAGAATGAATTCAAAGTTGTCCGTGGAATCAAACCTAATAAATTTGAGATCTATAATAATGGACAAGTTTGGAATCAAGAATCTACTCTTGTAGATCAGCAGAAGAACTTCGAGCAGAACGTTCTTAAGATGAACTATAAATCTTTTACACAAATTGTAGTCCTGGGTTCATCGACGTTCGTTCCGTTCATGCGTCTTCCTGTTGCACAAAGACGTGAGATTATTGAAGACATTTTGGATATCCAAATCTTCTCCACAATGAACGTGCTTCTCCGCGATAAGATCCGATCCAATCGTGAAGAGATCATGGACTTTGATTATCAAGTTGACTTGATCAAAGAGAAAGTTAATATCCAGAAGAGTTATCTTCTTGAACTAGACAAGAAGAACAAAGCAGATATCTCTAAGAAAGAAGAGAAGATCTCCGAACTTTTAGAAGATGAGAATAAACAACATGTGTTTATTAAAGAAAAAAGTGATGTTATAGAAAAACTCAACGAAGAAATTAATGAGTATTCTACATCTTCAAACAAACTTAAGAAACTAAACACATTTCTCATCAAGTTGAGTTCTAAATTACAGACATGTCAAAAAGAACATCAGTTCTTTGAGAAGAACCATGTCTGTCCTACATGCACACAAGATCTTTCTGATGAATTTAGAACTGATAAAATATCATCTGGTAAAACAAAACTGGATGAGTTGACTCTAGGATACAATGATATTCTTTCTGCTATTGGTGAAGAAGAGAATCGTTTTAATAAATGGAACGAACTCTCTACTGAGATCACTAGTAATAATCAACAGATCTCTCAATCAAACTTTCAGATTAATCAGATTCGTAAGTCTATTGTAGATGTTGAGAAAGATATCAAAGACCTAGAGTCTGGTGGTGGGGATAAGAAACATGCATTCACTAAACTAGAAACTTTAGTTGAGGAGAAAAAAGAACTCAGTCTTCAGTTGTCTGAATCTAAAAAAGATAAAGACATGTTAAGTGTTGCTTCTGGATTGTTGAAAGACAATGGAATCAAGACTAGAATAATTAAGAAGTATCTGCCTGTGATGAACAAGCTGATTAATCAGTATCTTCAGGGTATGGACTTCTACGTTAACTTTACTCTTGATGAAAACTTTGAAGAAACAATCAAGTCGCGCTTTCGAGATCAATTCTCTTATGCCTCTTTCAGCGAAGGAGAGAAATCTCGTATTGATATTGCTCTGTTGCTTACTTGGCGCAGCATTGCTAAACTTAAGAATAGTGTGGATACTAACCTCCTTATACTAGATGAGATCTTTGATGGATCTCTTGATCAGCAAGGGGGTAGTGATCTTGGTTGGATCCT